TCTGTGATAAATACTGCGCGTGACGTTTCCGTTCGGCGTAGATTGTATATTCGCGGACGGTCTTGCATCCCTCCCGTTCATAACTGCTGACAATCATAGCTTTACGCCCTTCCGGGCGCTTCGCAGCGATTCCCGCTCTGCCTTTTCTGCGCCGGGTTGGTTCCGGGGCAAAACGGGATTTTTGTTTAGGCGGTTCCCCGCCAAGGTAAACGCACCCCTCCCATCAGAAGGACGCTTGCTGATTCGTAATCTCGCAAATCTTTAGATGTATGCTGGGAGCGAGGGCGACAGCCACAGTCCGTGCCCTCACTGCCGCGCGGGTTGTTGGAGTTGACATACCCGAGCCCCGTGTTCGAGGTGTCGTTGTAGTTGCCGCCACGACGCGGGAAGCGCTAATGAGCGCCCCAACCAGGCCGCCCAAATCACGGCACGTTCCCTTTAGTGCTATTCTTCCGGCCCGATACGCTCTTGATCCAGCCGCCTATCAGTTTCCCGATTTCTTCCATCATGCCGGACCATACACCGTAACTGTGGTCGGTGAGCAGCCGTCTTTCGTTGCCGCCCCGGTCGTGAAAAACTGTCTTGTTCGCCTGCCGCAGATACACGTCAAGGATAGCCTTGCTCGTGTCCAAATCAGCAAGCGTCGATTTATTCATGTACCGTAGGCGGGCTTTCGTCGCCAGCCGGAGCATTGTATAGATTTCCCGCATGATTTCCTCGCCAAGCGTGTACTTGTGGAACGGCGGCCATCTTTGAATAATCGGGCGTGCATAATCCAGCATGTCTTCGATTTTCTGACAGCATGGCCCCGGATTTCCTGCGTCATACGGAAACTCCGACATAGCTTTTCCTTCTTTCAAGTGTTGCCCAATAAGGCGGCGCTACCGCGCCGCCTGTCAGGGATTCAGAACCCAGGTATCAGGGTTTCAGTCCAGGGAGCGAGGGCGACAGCCAAAGGCCGGGCTCACATAGCCGCGCGGGAAGTTGGAGGCGACATACCCGAGCCCCGTGGACGAGGGGTCGTGGTAGCCGCCGCCACGACGCGGGAAGCGCTCGTCCTTCGTCATCTGCTGGTAATAATAACCTTCGGTTTTGTCGTCGGAACCGGTCGGGAAAAGGCCGAGTTCCTTCACGATGGACGGAATGAACGGAAGATGGGCCGCATTGTACGCCAAATCCCTGAAATTCGTCCCGCGATACTCGTTATCAAATTCCGGCTCCACGGTATCTAACGTCAATTTTCCGTTCTGCCATGTCCAGTGCAGCGTTCCGGAAGTTCCCGGCGTGACCAAGGTATAGCCGTCGTTGCTCTTGTTCGGAAGGATCGCTTTCCACGCCGCAGAAGATGCAGACAGGTCCGCGTCAGGATCGGCGGCGTTGTTGTTTTCAAGAATCTGCATTTCGCAGTTGACGTACCGAAGCCCGTACTGCTGCTCCAGACTTGATCCGACGATGTCCGCAAGGCTCGCCGGATCTTTGCCAAGATACCAGTCAAGTGGCCCGGTCCCGTTCAGTGTCCGATATCCGGTCTGAAACGTCTGGTCTATAGCGTTGTCCTGAGATATACCGCCGATCAGTTTTCCCCTCTGCCAGTACGTTGGCGCGATATCTGGTTTTAATTCTGCTGCCGTTGTGTGCGCAATCAGGCACTTATAGATATAGCCCTCATAGGCTCTTTCCGTACCGACAGTCAATGCCTCGCCGGCTTTCCACGCTGTGCCGTCTTTGTGGCTCTGCCCCCAAAAGGTGTTGCCCTTCGGAACCCAGCCGTTTTTCTGCGCCAGCAGCTTAATAAAGCCGTAGTCGGCAACCGTCATTCCGGTTATGCCGGCCCCGGCTTTCTTCATGCGTGATAAGCACTGATCCGCGCCGAGCGACCGCGCGGGCATGATGTTCGGCAGGCTTACAAGTGCGTCGTTTGATACACCGTTTTCGCCCGCCTTATATTTGCCGAGCAGAATATAATCCCGCTCAACACCATTGATAATAAATGCCGGGTGCGTATGCTCCGGCAGCCCCGGCACAAGGTCGGAGCTTTTCATTTTCGGGAATTTCACAAAGATACCGGCAACATTCTTCTTGCGAACGGTCTTGCCCGTAACAGGATCCTTTTCCTCAATGTAAAGCTCCTTGACAACATTGCCGTACTTCTTTGCGAGGAATTCCAGCGGGGAATTATTCATTTGCCGTACCTCCGTTTATCAGCGCGACAAGCTCCCGGTACTGCTCCGTTGTGATCCGGTCAGCCGCAAGGAACGCATCGAGCTTGTCCATCACACTATCCTTGTTATATCCTCCGCGTGTGATAATACGTTTCATCAAGTTATAAGCCATCTCGTACCTCCTTATTTATTTGACATTTCGTTCATGGTCATTTCGAAAAGCATGTCAGCAAACATTTCGTCATGCTCTGCGACGATCGCCGCACTCTCTTTTCGCTGTGCTGCCGCCGCTTTCGCGCCTGCAAGCTCTGCTTCCTCTGCTTCCTTCCTCTTTTTCTCCCACTCGTCCGGGTCAAAATCCGGCGCGCCTGCCGCGATTTCTTCCGTCAGGTTTTCTTCATTCTTCGGCATCCTCTACCTCCTTACGAACTTAAAGTCGCGACCTTCGCTTCCAGCGCCGCAATGCGGTCTTTCTGGTCGCGCAATTCCGCCTGCGTGATGGTCATAAACATATCGTAGGCTATGCTTAAATGCTGCAAAGCTTCGTCCATGGTTCCAAAATTGGTTGCGCTCTGGGCTGTACCCTGCTGGATGATCTCGCCCGGCGCTGGCGTGAAAGTCTTGCTCCCGTCGCTGTTACTGATTTCTTTATACGTCCTCGGACGCTCCACAACATGATCTAACCAACCAACGCGCTTGTTGTAAGACATCGTTCTTCACCTCCTTAAAGTGCGTCATATTTTCCGGTTCCTGTCGTATTTGGCACGACCTGGAATAAGCTCAATCGGCATACATACTTGATTCCCTCTGTTGCCGCTGCCCGCGTAATACTCACCGGGCGGCTTGCGATTCGGATACCGTTTCTGTCATACAACTCAATGCCCGTCACTGTAATGTTGCCGCTTACAGTGTGGTCAATGGTAAATGTGACTTCCACGCGCCCATCAGAGAGGACTTCTGCCGACTGAATATCTGCCTGATACCATGAGCTACCTACCTTGTACCGCGCATAGGAAACGTCGTCTTTCACGCGCTTTCGCTCCTTTGCAAGATAGGCGCTGTCATAGGTCAGTACGTCCGCCATATTCCCACTTCCTCCTTTCAAAATTCATCCTGCCCGCACAGTTTGTAGTCGATGGTCATATATGTGTCTTCCGCCTGTGCGGACTGGATGTTGTCATTTGTGATTCCGAGTATGTTTTCCTGCGGAACTGTGCCGGTTATCGGATAGGCAATTTTGTACGGCGCAGCATCGCCGGATGCCGCCGCGTGTGCGCTGTCGATCGCTCCGAGCGTCGCTTCCTGCGGGTGTGTTCCTGCTGCCATTTCCTCCGTCGTCATGGGGTAGTCGTACTTATGCCCGGTAGCTTCCGCCCCGGCTCCTACCTGTCCTTCGCTGATTGCACCGAGCGTATTGATTTCCGGTCGCGTTCCCGTCATTGGATACGGGAATTTATGTCCTTCTGCGCGGCTGTCGACGCCCATTTTTGCGCTGTTGTCAATTACCCCTACGATATTTTCCTGTGGCCATCTTCCGGCGTAATTTGACGGTCCCGTGAGCGGGTAAGCGAACTTTGCAGCGACCTCCCCTTCTGCCATAATGCCGATATATGACCGACATCCGATGGCAAGCGCGTCCAAGACTGATCGGACATTTTTTGCCTTGTCAATCGCCCTTCTTGCCCAGGCTTCATTTGCTGGGTTCCATTCGCCATCCACAATTACGCAAAAATGGTACGGCTCCCCGTTGTAAATCCAGTTTTCTTCCACCTCGACACTGTCGAAATAGCTGCCGATGTAGTTGTAGATGGCTTTCGGTGTGCCGTATAGCCGATAATACGGGATGGCGTTTATAATCCATCGCCGCTTTGTCTCCACGTCCGCGTTATAGTCATAAAGACAATTCGTTTCCCAGGCTAATTCATCAAGCCTCCATTCTGGCATGTCTTCGACTTCGGTGAACTGATCGACACTTTGCAATATTGTAGTATTCAGGTATTGCATTGCCGCTTCAATGGCTTTTGCTATAGCGTAGCCGTTCTTATCGTCTAGGATAAATTGCGGCACCCAGTCTTTCACTTCAAAGGTAAACAACGCGCCACCTCCTTACAAAGCGGCGGCGGTCAGGGTGATAGTTCCCTTGCACCTCGCATTATTCGCAATCTCTGTATATGTGACTGCGCCGCCGTTCCCGAACATGCTTCCGCTGATGAAAGAGACGCGGGTACACCCGGACTGATAGAGCATCGCCATAAGCCGATCCGGGTTAAATGCCCGCCCTATGGTGTTATCCTGCCATGTCTGGTACTCCGTCACCGCATTTCCAATCGCCGTGATCGTGCCGCTTGAATTGTCGCATTCATACTGCACGTTCAGCACATACGGGATATCGGTTGCTTCGTATACCGTCACCTTGTCTGTGAGTGGCCGCACGTCTTCCGCAGAGAGCGCCGCAAGAACTGCCGCCATGATCGCGGCTTTACCCTTTTCTCCCGCAAATATCAGGTAGATTCCGACATTGCCGCCGCCCATATTCAGCGCTTTTGCGTCCGCGATCTCACTGCTGACGGCTTCCGCTGCCGATTCGTACTGCTGATAAGGTCCAGTAGACACGGACGCAAGACCATGTTCCCGGATTCTGTCGCGGTACGTCTCGTCGTCCTCTTCTTCGTTTCCTCCGGAAGCATCTGTCGCAGTGATAATGCTGCTTATGTATTTTTCGTAATCGCTTTTTGAAAGTGATAATGCAGTCCCCGCAGTTAAACCATTTCCTATGATGCCATCCTCTGTGCATTCCACCTCAATTGTTGCAGTCAGCTGATTCCCAGTCAGTGCAACATCCTCTTTAGTCTGGTAGAAGACTTGCCCGTCAGCTGTCATCGTGGAACCTTCAGGAAGAGTGAATGCCTCATTGGCCGTAATCGTAACTTGAGCTGTTGCCGGGCTGGCTGTGATCCGCTCACAGTCTCTTCGTTCTCCGATAAGATCAAGATACGGGCCGACTGCATACCGCAATGTCTGCATCCTTAAAGCGTTGTCTACGCCGGCAAAGACCTGAACAATGTCAGCCTGAACGCTTCTGAGGAGCATATCCTTTTCATCGCCCGGATAGAGAATATCTCCGCCCGCTTCGACATAATTCAGCATCATGTCTTCCCATATCGCATCCGGATCGTATGTCAAGTAATGGATTTCTGTATTATCCATACATCAAACCTCCTCCGCGTCTTCGTCGATGTCTATATCAATAATGACTTTGATATACAGGCCTCCTCCGTCTGGCAAAATCGTAGCTTCAGCATCCACAACCTCAACATCTGGCTCCCACATCATGACACGATCCAATTCGGGGATCAGTCGTGTTCTGAGTTCATTCATCGGAAGATCGTATACTCTGCTGTCAAGTCCTCGCAGTCTGTCATATGGAACCTCGCCCGTATGACACATGAGAAGGTTTTTCGCATTCTGAAGCGTGCGTTTTACAATATTGTCCTCTTGAAAGTCTATAGGAGCCGCAATGTTATCGATCTGATATTGTGCCATAAGCAATCACTTCCTATTCCTTTCGAGAGCCGCAGCTTTCGCTGAGTAATAACGTGCCTGACGCGCGCATCTTGCGGATTGGCCTACCATTTTCTTGATATAACTGGCGGCATTTGTTTTCTTTTTCTTCCCGGATTTGCCTTTAGTGCTTGCGACGTTTCTTCCGCCGGATGAGCGTCCTCCCGATCCTCTGCCTCCATAGCCGCCGCGAGGCGAGGACCTTCTAACAGATGCCTTTTTGCTCTTCCTTTTTTTCTTTTTCCCACCCGACGAACCACCGCCACCACTGCTGCGCTTAAATGTGAGTGAAACGTCGGCTTTCCGCCATCCGGCATTAGGCGCAATATCAACGTTTTTCACGGTCGCATCAACCAGCATCAATTGACAAGGCAAAAGCTTCTTTCCGCAAATGTAAAAATAGTCCGACTTCCCTACGTCAGCTTCTCCGATAAATGCCATTGCTTCGCTTTTTACATCGCATCCGACAAACGCATTCATGGGAATCGTAAGCGTCACTTCTGTCGGATTTGCATTTTTCCTGGAAGCGTTCCCGGTGTCATTGTCGGATTTAGTTTCAAGTGCTGAAGAGCTTTTGATCTGAAGGCTGGTAAAGCTGTATATCTTGTCAGATGACACTGTAAATGTATGGCCTCCCCATTGTCCCTGAGCATTTCCAGCAACACCGCTTAACGAGGACCCTCTTTTCTTTTTGACTGATTTCTTTTTCTTCTTCAAACGAGCTGACAAAGCGGCCCGTGTCTGCGTCCCGACAACGCCATCAACACGAATACCGCAGGCTTTTTGAAACTTCCGAACAGCAGCATCTACTGCCGCTCCAAAGCTCCCGTTTATCGCGCCAGAATAGTAACCAAGCTTCTTTAGATTTTTCTGAAGCGTTTTAACATCGCTCCCGCTGCTTCCCCTTTTTAATGTTCGTGCCATGCCTTACTCCTTCCATGGAGCTTCGTCCGGAGCGACTGCCTCTTCAGGATCATCTTCTGTCTCATCCTCGTCCGGAATATCCACGACAGGCAGTTCAAGCAGCTCTCCGCCAACAAACATAGGCACAGTACAGAACAGCGGATTAGCTGCCATAAGCTCGCATGCATACTTCTCATCGCCATATACTTCAAGCGCGACAGAATCAAATGTTTCACCGGCAGCACACTGGTACTGTGTTTCGCTTAACGTCATGCGTACACCTCCACTTCATCCCGCATCTTGCGGTGTGCATACCACTTGTCAAGCCGCTCCTTGTCAGCGATCAGCGCCTGCTCTACGCCTGTAGCGTCATTCGCATGGATAACCGGACTGTATACAAGAGTCGTAGCGGTATTGGAAGGATTCGCATTGAATCCGCCATAACGCGCCAGCAGATCGCTCCATGTGAAGCCCGATGCCTGCCGTGCAGAATTCAGCAGCGCCGCGGTTCTTTCTGAATGCTCCTCCGGAATCGCCCATTCTGCTCCTGCTTCCGCA